GAAGTAATGCCGGCATTCACTGTGAACGCTTTATCCACCGAAATCGGTACAAAAGCGTTTAAGACCATAACCAGCATCGCTGTTCCGGCAATGGATGGCGTAGGAGTCACAATAGACGTAGGCATAGGCGAAAAGCTTGGCCTTCCGTATAAACTGACTCACAATACCGTACTGGCAGCCGCGATAAACAACGTGCGCGAAGCTGTTGCTCCGACTGTGACGGTATCACCGACCGCCATTGAGTCAAACACAATAGACCTAGACACCGCTTTAGGCGGCACAGTAGTAGACGTATATTTGATAGTTTAGGAGGTTAGGCGATGGCAGCATTGACGCTTTTGGAAAAGGTAAAAGTAAACTTAAGAATATCCTCTACGTCTTTTGACGATGGAGAGATAACGCCTTTAATCGATGCTGCCAAAGCCGACCTAATATCGGCTGGCGTGGACTCGGTAATGGTCACAGCGGGCACAGATGCTCTTATTGTGAGAGCGATATGTGTTTATGTTAAAGCGAATTTTGGCTTTGATAATCCGGATGCAGATAGATTAACTCAGTCTTATGAAATGTTAAAAACACATTTATCTATTGCAGAAGATTATGCCCAAGAGGTGACGTAATGTTATTTCGAGATGTCATAAGCCTTATAAGCTTCACGGATGTAATAAACGATATGGGCGATTCGGTAAGGACACCAGTTGAACGCTCGGGCATATTTGCCGATAAGAAGTCTATTCGCCAGAGTGAGTTTTATCAAGCAGCAGCCGCAGGATTAAGACCCGAAATGATGTTTGTTATCAGATCAGGTGACTACCAAGGCGAGCTTACGCTAAAATACGGCTCAACGCAATACACAATTATCCGCACATATGACAAGAACGGTGAATTTATCGAGTTGATTTGTCAAGGGTTGGTGAATTAAATGCTGCCTAAATCTGTTATGAAAATTAACAAGCAGGGTGTGCAATACACTTCCAGTGTCGACAAAGCTCAATATTTAATCACCGAATTAAATCGCGCTGCTCTTCGAGATGTCGCAAGGTTCGTTAAATATCAGATCAGGCAGGAATATAACAAGCTTCCTGGTATGCGCAGAGCAAACTCAAGGTTTAAAGGTGCATATCAACACTGGCTGCGTAATCGTGAAGGTGACTTGCAAATCGGTATCAAGGCTAATACTTGGTACGGTGTTCAGCAGGAACTCGGCACAAAGAACCAACCTAAACGAGACCTCTTGAGAAATGCGGTGTATAACAACATTGGAAAGATAAGAGAAATCGAATCACAATATCTTAAGCATGTTGAAGATGAGCTTAGAGCAGTCATGTTGATTAACGAGCAGGAGGAGATTGAATGAAAGCAATACGAAAAGCCTTACAATCTCGGCTTGAATCGTTACACGCGAGAGTATATTTCCAGACGGCTCCTGACAACGCGGCTTATCCCTATTTGGTCTATGACATAACCAGTGTATTCTCTGATGGCGAAGGCCATGAGACTGCGGCAATCGATGTTGATGGATGGGACTTTAACGATACGCGAAATACAACAGTCATCGAAGATTTAATGACCACGGTAAACACGGGGCTCAATAAATATTCGACATCGAATGAAGATATTTCAGTCTTCGTTACTTTGGAAAATAAGATTCCATTGACTGACCCCGATAAACGGATTCACCGAAGAAAATACACATACGAAGTTAAGATTTTCAAATTAAAGGAGTGAAATTAATTGACTATAACACAAACACAAGTCGACAATATTCAAATCGATTATGGCTTAGTCTATATCGATTTTGGGTTAGCCGGTGAAAAGCTGCTTGCTCCATCAAGAGGCGGCGGCACATTCAAGGTTGACCAAAAAATAAGAGATATTGAATTTGACGGCATGAAAGGCAAGACAAAGGGGATGCAAGCTGTCGAGTCTATTGATGCAACATTGAGCGTAACACTGCTTGATACATCGATGGATAATCTGGCTCTGGCTATGCCCTGGGCAACATACGCAACGTCTATCGTAACAGGCAAGACTGCCAATATCGCAGTTGTAGCGACAAGCGCATACCTGACCAACGTAACGATGTTTGCAAAACTCGTATCAGGCTCATATAAAAAGATAACCTTATACAACGCCATGGCTGAAAACGGATTTTCGCTCAATGCTAAACCCAAAGGCGAAGGCGAAGTATCGCTTGAGTTCTCAGCTCACTGGAATGTTGTTGATGATTCGGCAGACCTCTACAAAATAGAGGATGTAGCCTCCATCGGCGCAGATGTAACGGCTCCGACAGTCGTAACCGTTCCGCTTGACGCAGCCGTCAACGTGGTAATAACATCTAACCTGACCGCAACATTCTCAGAAGACATCCGCCAGGCTGACATCAATACGAATAACTTCATATTGATTAAAGCTTCAGACGGTGCCGTAATCGCGGGTGCATTGACTTATGACCTGGCAACAAAGACCGCATTGTTCAATCCGACAGCCTCGCTTGACGCAAATACAGCCTATATATGGGTTATATCTAACGTCAGAGACGTAGCGGGTAACACAATGGTAACTGCTACACGAAACTTCACCACAGCAGCATAATTATGATGAGCGCTCTTAACCGGGCGCTCAATCTTTTTCAGGGGGACATATGACTATAAAACAGACTATTAAGCTATCGGCAATTATCGATAAGCTTGAACTTAAAATTACTGATCCGAAAGCCGGACAAGAAGCAGTTGGTGCTGACTTAATAATCCAACTTGCAGCAAAAGCGCATAAAGCAGAAAAGGAAATCTATAACTTCATTGCTGACTTCAAAAAGATAACAGCAGCCGAAGCGGAAGATGTGGAAATTTCTGATTTTGCAAAAGAGCTTTTTAACATTCCGGGTCTATCAGATTTTTTCAAATCTGCCGTCAAATTAAGTGCCCAAGGATAATAGAAATCCTTTCGAGCGCCTATGACTTGATGGCTATTTATGAACTTGAATTTAATGTTGACCTGTTCACTCACGCAATGGAAAAGGACATCGAAAATCAATCATGGCAAACATGGTTAAGCCTTTACCCGTACATGATGACCAGTCAGATAGAATTTATAAGCTTTGAAACATACAAAGAAAAACAAATCACGCGAACTGAAAAAGTTTCTCGCAAAACAGCCCAAGAAATTGAAGCTGAATTTAAAGGTTTAATCGGGAGGTAAAAATGGAATTATTCCGTTTGTTTGGATCCATATTAATTGACAATAAAGATGCAAATAATGAACTCGATAAAACCGATAAAAAAGGTGAAAGTTTAGGCCAAAAATTCGGGCATATCACAAAGACAGTTGCTATTATGGGCACAGCTATAGTCGGTGCCGGAGCAGTTGCTGGCGGAGCTCTCTTTGCTTTAGCTAATAAGGCCTCAAATTTATCCGAAGCGCAAAACGTTGTAAATGAAACATTTAAAACGTCAAAAGATTCAATATTAGCATGGGCAAAGACTCTTGCTGATTCAGCAGGAATTTCTGAAACTAACGCAACGAAATTTGTCGGAGCAATGGGCGCAATGCTTTTGTCTTCGGGTTTAACTGAAGACGCCGCTGCCGGTATGGCAAAATCGATGGTTCAATTGGCTGGCGATATGTCATCGTTTTATAACCTCGACAATGAAACCGCATGGGAAAAGATAAGGGCGGGCATTTCGGGCGAAACCGAACCTCTAAAGCAATTAGGTATTAATATGTCGGTTGCCAATTTAGAGGCGTATGGCATGGCTAACGGCATGAATAAAGCTTATAAAGAAATGTCGCAAGCCGAGCAAACGCAATTACGCTACAACTATTTAATGGATGTAACGGCGAATGCGCAGGGCGACTTCGGGCGCACATTAGAGACATCATTTCCCAACCAACTGCGTGTTGCGAAACTAAACATTGAAAAACTAACAACGGCTATCGGGCAGCAATTCATCCCGGGCTTTTTAGATGCCTTTAAAAAAATAAACGAATATATGCCAGAGATTCAGGCGTTTATAAGTAACGCCTTTGAAAAAATTCAAGCAGTTATCGAACCAATATTACCCATAGTTATCGATTTAGTTAAAAAAGGGTTTAATGTTCTCAAAGAAGCGATCGAATTTATCTCTGATGCAATCAATGACGCGATAGATTTTTACACGAAATATAAAGACATCATTGACCCCATTGCTATCGCGGTAGGAGCCGCGGCTTTAGCGTTTAATATTTGGTCAGCAGCAGTCGGTATATGGACATTTGTAACGACGGTTGCTACACCTATCACTGTTGCTTTTGGCGCGGCTGTCGCGTTCCTCACATCACCTGTGTTCCTTGTTACGGCGGCTATCGGGATATTAATCGGAATTGTTTTCCTGTTGTGGAAACACTGGGATTCTATAGTAGCGTTTTTAAAAACCAGTTGGGACGCAGTAGTCAACGCATTCAATACGGCAATCAACGCTATAGGAGACTTTTTTAAAGGCCTATGGGAAGGGATAGTAAAAATATTTGCTCCTGTTGTCGAGTGGTTCGGCAATATTTTCAAAGGTGCATGGGAAGCGATAGTCAATATATTCTCGCCCATCGTTGAATGGTTCGGGCAACTTTTCAAGGCTTTGCTTGCTATTATCTGGAAAGTTAACGAACCGATAATTAAATTCTTCGTAAAAGTATGGGACGGAATTGTTGGTATTTTTACTCCTATAATCAAATGGTTCGGAGATATTTTTACTTCTGCTTGGGAAGGTGTAAAATCGGCATTTTCAGCAGTCGGTAAATTCTTCACTGATGTGTGGGATGGAATTGTAAAAATATTTACTCCAATTGTTAACTGGTTTGGCGATCAATTTAAAAAAGCTTGGGAAAGCATCAAGGCTGTTTTCTCTGTTGTGAGCGATTTCTTTCAAGGGATATTTGACAAAGTTGTCGGCATTTTCTCGAAAGTCGGCTCGGCCATTGGAGACGCAGTAAGCGGCGCGTTTAAATGGGTAATTAACGGAGTCCTGGGCATTGTTGAAGGTGTAATCAACTCAATCATTAAAGGCATCAACAAAGTAACCGGATTTCTCACTAAAATATCCGGTGTTGATATAAATCAGATACCTGAATTTAACATACCCAGACTTGAAAAAGGCGGCGACATCACACGATCAGGCCGCGTTCTCGTCGGTGAAGCAGGACCCGAGTTTCTTGACCTCCCTGACGGAGCCAGAGTAACACCGCTTAACAAAGCAGGTGGAGCGACATTTAACTTTTACGACACTCGCGTCATGGGCCCCAATGATATTGATTATCTCATGGAAGCTATGACTAAGAGAGCAAGACAGTTAGGAGTGGTGCCCGCATGAGGACGCTAACAGTTCAGGGGATTGAGCAAGTATTATCACCGGGCTGGCAGATAAGCGATAAGATAAACGCTCGCACGACTGCCAGCTTTTCCTTGCCTTACCTCACAACTTTAACTGACATTGAAGCTGGCGATGAAGTCATCCTTTTGGACGATGTAACGGTTATCTTCGCAGGCAATATTGAAGACGTTTCAACCGCTCAAAATGGCACTTTAATCGAGTATTCTTTATCCTGCACTGACTATGCCTATCTCGCAGGGAAAAGAACGGTATACGGCTCGTATGAGTCCAAGACCTTAACCTATATCATTACCGACCTGATAACAAATTTTCTAGGCGGCGAAGGCGTAACACTTGGCACAATGCCGGATGTCACCATCGAAAAAGCAGTGTTTAATTATATCAGCGGAACACAGGCACTTGACCAACTCAGAGACGCTATAGGAATGAACTGGAATATCGACTTTGATAAGGCTCTTAATTTCTTTGCGCGAGAGTCAACCGCTTCACCGTGGAGCGTAACAGACTCAACGCCAGTTAAGAATTTGAGGGTCGAGAAATCAAAAGGCGAATACCGCAACAGACAATATATCCGAGGCGGCTATGGCAGGACATCATCAGTTCAGACCGAATCGCCGACACCAAAACCAGACGGACAGTCGCGTAACTTTGTCTTGAGGTTCCCGGTCGCTGAAAAGCCGCAGATATTTATAAACGCTGTCGAAGTTTCCGCATCTGACATCGGCGTAAACGGCCTTGACTCGAATAAGAAATGGTATTTTTCATACAACTCCAACGTAATCGGGCAGGATGAAGCCGAAACAGTGCTATCCGACCTCGACGCAATATCCATACAATATACAGGGCTATATCCTATCTTAGCCGTGGTTGAATCTGTTGCCGAGATAGCGGACAGGGCAGCCAATGAACCAGGCACTTCTGGAATATACGAAACCTTGACAGTGGAAAACTCCATCAAAGACGGAGCGCAAGCTATCACATATGCTCAGGCTCTTCTCCTCAAATATGGCCGCATTCCGCGCAAGGTCACATTCTCGACAGAGACTTCAGGACTTCGCGCCGGGCAGCTCCTTCCGATCACGCGGACACTTCATAATTTGGCTGATAATTTTTTAATCGAGTCAGTCGCAATGACGGACGCGGGCCCAAATATCAGATACTCTGTGACGGCCTTAGACGGTTCGAGTCTCGGCGGCTGGGAGAAGTTCTTCGGGGATATTGTGAATGTTGCGAAGTCTGCGTCCATCGTCATCAACGAAAACGAAGTCTTGATTATCGCTCAGGTCATATCCGAAACCTCGGACGCTATGGGCAATGTTGAGATAAAAACATTTGCTCCGCTATACCCGGCAGAAGACTTATACCCGGCAGAAGATTTATATCCAGGCATCCTAACAGGGACGGTGACAGTGAATGATTGACAGAGTCAAAGCATCGGGAAAGTTTGAAATATCCATCAATGGCAAGCTTGTAGAGACGATAGAAAATAAATTAATGAACGCAGTATTAGAAGCGTACAGCAGAAGTCTCTTAGGCACTGCTCCTGACATCGAAATCGCATATCTTGCGCTTGGCACAGGCTCAACCGCTCCGACAAACACGGACACGCAGTTACAGACTGAGGTGTTCCGCACTCCGATCGTGAGCCTTGCCGAAACAAGCACAGGAGTCATCGAGTCGCTTTTCATCGTCTTGTCTGCTGAGGCCGTTGCCGTTGTTGAGGAAATCGGCATATTTGGCGGCACTACCGCAGGAGCAGGCGCGAACTCAGGGACACTTTTAGCTCGCGTCTTATGGCATCACGATAAAACCGCATCAGAAGAAATCCAATTTAAACGCACTGATACCGTGAGGAGGGCATAATGGCATATTCACCTACCGTATGGGATTATTTAACCGCGGTCAACCCGACAAATTTAAATAAAATTGAGCAGGGTATTCTTAATGCTTCACAGAACTCCGTATCGGTCAATAACGGTATACTTGAGTTTTTAAATGCTGGAGCCAAACTGACAAGAAATGTTGCAGACGCAAATACTGCATTTGCCGTAGATAAGGTTCTTGGCACAGGAAATATATTTGAAGCTCGCTTTGGCGGAGTATCAAAATTTTCCGTAACTATTGACGGCATGGCACTCGCTGATTCAGGATTTTCTACCAGCTACGGCCTTTCAAACTCGCTCGACTGGAACAACGCTTATGTAAATGTTGCCTCAACAGGAACGGTTATAAGCCGAAATATTGCAGACGCTAACCCTGCGCTAATCGTAAAACAGGCTCACGCATCATCAACTGGCGACATAGCACGATTCACAAATTCCTCCGATGTAGTAATAGTAGGAATTGCCCTCGCAGGACTTACCTCAATTCACACAATGTCATTATTGGCAAACGGTCAATATATCGGGGACTGCGCAATAGCGACAATGGCGGCAACATGCGCCTTATATGATTTACTCTACGCCTCTTCCACAGGTTACAACAAAGCAAAGGCTAATGTGGTCGGGACTATTCCATGCGTGGCAATGTGCTTAGAAGCAGGAACTGGCGCACGGAAGATAATGTATTCAGGGACTCTCCGATATGATACATGGGCTTGGACACCTGGCGGCCTATTATATGTCAGTCCGACAACCGCAGGAGCGATGACACAGACAAGACCCTCGACAGTTGGGCATCAGGTTCAAGTTGTAGGTCATGCAGTAGACGCTGACAGAATCAGATTTGAGCCAAATATCGTGTTTGTAGAGGTATAATATGTCAACGATAACTAAGTTTCCGACCGCGAACTCAGGCGGCACTTATCCGTGGACTAGCCCTGGCAATTTATACGCAGATGACAATACTTATGCTTCAGTCGCAAACCCATTCAACGTTTATAACCGTGATTATATTCAATTTTTATCAACGTATGCTTTCGGGGTACCTGTGGGAGCTATAATCAACTCCGTCACAGTTACAGCAGGGTGGTATGGCGGCAGCGTTGACGAGACTTTTGATTTGGGCATACAGGCATATCTTGGCACATCGACAGCCAGAGGCGCTGAAACAACAGTAAGCGCCACACAAGGCTCTGAAGTTGTGCTAACTCTGGCAAATCCCGGCACATGGTCAGTGGCCGAGCTTAATACAAACACAACAGCCGGTATGAATATTCGTCTACGATATAGAAAAACATCTGACAATGGCTATGCACAATCAATTTTTTGCGATTACATCAAGGTCGTTATTGATTATTCACTCGGCTATGCACACAAAGTTTTAGGAATATTAACACCTGCAAAAGTCAATGGCGCAATACCTGCAAAGGTATTAGGAGTATAGGAGAACATATGAAAATAAAGAACGCGGAACTTACAGAGGTAATCAGAGCGCTAAATGCTCTCTCAATGCAAAAGTTAGACATTCAACTGGCTTGGGACTTAGGTACATCACTTAAATCATTGATGGAAAAACATGAACAAATGGAGCAACTCAGACTCCAACTTTGCAGAGAGCATTGCGACAAGGACGAAGACGGTAATACATTGATGATAGATGGGCGATATTCAGGGCTTGATGACAATAAAGAGTTCATCGAAGAGGTCACTGAATTATTGCAAATTGAGAATGAATTTAATGTGCCGCCTATATCATTTCAAACGCTCGTCAAGAACAATATCAAACTGACTACGCAAGAGGTCGAAGCATTGAAAAATTTTATTGTGAGGGATTAATATGCCAATAAAAAAGATTATAACCGATAAAAAAGGCATGGTTACACGGCATCACCGAATCCGCGCCTGTTCAATCACCGAGGAACTTGATGGCGAATACATAGACATCAACCTAACCTCTTATGCCAATAAAGCCATATGGGATTTAGAGGTCGCAGAGGGCGAAAATTTATCCTATACATCGATGGCCATACGGTTGCCGCTCGGAGATGGCAATATCAGCAAGGCTAATTTGTACGCTCGAATTAGAGCGGAGATACCAGAATTTGCAGGAGCAACGGAGGAATAGGGAATGCTACAGTCAGATGTGACACGCGATGAATTTGACAGCCTAGGAAATAGGGTAAACACTGTCGAGGGAGATTTTAAAGTGGTTAAATCTAAGGTGAACGACCTCGAAACAAAGACGGCTTGCCTTCCCGACATGAACACGAGGCTTGCTTTACAAGGGCAAACGCTCAAATCAATAAACAAGCTATTATGGGCTATTTTAGGAGCTACTCTAACATTGATTATCTACATAATTACAAAATTATATTAAGGAGGTGAATGTATATGCAAAACAGACTAAAATCATGGGCAACGTGGCTATCAATATCAACATTAATCGGATTCGTCGCTAAAACTTATTTCGGCTGGGAAATCCCAATGTTTAATCAATTAGTTGATATGATACTGCTCACACTTACCGCGTTTGGTATCCTCAACAACCCGACAGACCCAGCGCATTTCTAGGAGGGCATATGATTAACTTTTTGGAACTTATCAAACCGGGCGCGCTAGAGGCGTGGAGAAAACACAATATCAGGTCAAGCGTCACGATGGCACAAGCTATCATTGAGAGCGCATGGGGCGACTCAGCGCCGGGGAATAACCTATTCGGAATGAAATGGTATGACGGCTGCGGATATGATGTGCAATACCTCGACACGCAGGAGTATATTCAAGGGCAGTATGTCACCATGAAAGAGCCGTTCCGCAAATACAATTCATTCACCGACTCAATCTACGACCATACTCAACTATTACTGATAGACAGATATATCCCTGTACGTCAGGCAGAGTCGTATCAAGAGGCGGCTAGGGCGCTCCAGACATGCGGATATGCAACTGACCCAGCATACGCTAATGCGCTGATCAGGATTATCGAGCAGTATGGATTAAATTATTATGATGGAGGGATGTTTAAAGTGTACGGAGATTATGAAAAAATCGCTGAATGGGCGAGAGCTGACGTTCAGGAGCTATATGAGCGTGGCATAATGAAAGGCGATGACAAGGGGAATTTTAACCCTAAAGAGCCGATTACCCGTGAACAGGCGGCATCCCTTATAATGAGGGCTCTCCGCTCAATAGGCAAATAAAAAGACTCCGCGCAAGCGAAGCCTCTTATAATTATGCGGTGTAGATCGGTACGCACAGGTGTGGAACTGCGGACACTTTGGCTCCTTCGGGAGCCTCTTTTTTATGCCTCGAAAAATTTTATAATCGCCTTATCCATGATTCTGCTCATCGGCACGCCAGTTTCGGACGAATATTTGCGGAGCTTGGCCATTAATTCCGAGTCAATCACCATATTCACGCGCTCGCGGGTAGTCAGGTCAGAGGGCGCGGCTTCTTCTTGCGCGCCGAATTCTGCCTCAACAGTTTCGGCAAATAAATGTTTCTCTGCCCATGCTTGCGCATCCTCTGCGGTCATCGGGTTAATTGTCTCGCCGCCGTGCGTCTCGTTGCCGATATGACGCGCATACTCGCTCATCGGGCCGCCGTAGCCGTGAAGGAAATACGCGCCTTTGGTGTTACGGTACAGTGCCTGATAGCAGTGCGAAAAATCCCTGTTGCTCCGCTCGTTCGACCAATCGCCTATCAATTTCGATGTTTCCGTGTTGTACGTCCTGCCGTCAATAATTTTTCGCATGATGTTCTCCATTCTGCCGGGATTTACCGCCCGGCTCGGTTTTTTGTTTATTCTGCGATTTCTTTAATTTTTTCGACAATTGTATTAAAATCATCGGAGCTGATATTTTTTGACTCGAATTTCTCTGTTGTAAAATCAAACCAAACTTTTGCGTAATATAAATTGCTAATCATTTTGCTTGCTGATGAGTTTGAAATTTTTTGGCCATTGAGTTCGGCGTATGAAATGCTTCCTGTGTTGTATTTTTCTACTACCAAGCCAAGCAATTTTGCTAAATCATTAAAATATATCCTATGGTTGTTTCCGTTAATCCATTCTTTTCCTATAGTGAGCATTTTTTCTGTGTTTAACATTGTCGTTGCCTCCTGTTATTTGATAATCTAAGTATACATCAGTTGATGTATGGTGTCAATACATATAATGTACATAAAATGATAAATTATTGATGTAAAATGTAACAATATTGCCATATGATGGGCAAATAAAAAGCCCTCCGAAGAGGGCGAAAAGTCAGAACGCTTGGAGTAAATATCGTATTCCCGATAATACAATCGTCGCGAATGTACAATTATGCTCGCGTTCGCCTTTCAATCCTTTTAGCTTCCTGATCGGCTTCTGCCAGTTTTAACAGCTCTATAAATATCATGCCTGTAATCCGAGCATCAGCATATGCTCTATGGTATCCACCTTGGTCTATGTTAAAATGTTTAGCGACATTGATGAGTTTATGACTGTTTAGATTTACGTACTTTCTAGAGCAATTTAAAGTACATACATAAGGGTTTAGAATACTCACACCTTGCCTATGTAAATTTGCCATCAGAAACGATAGGTCAAACGTGGCGTTATGCATAACGATTGGCAACTCTCCGATGAACTCGGTGAGTTTCGGCAGCATCTCTTCTATAGAAGGTGAATCAGCAACCATGTCGTTAGTTATTCCGTTGATTTTTGTTATAAATTCGGTTATTGGAACCTTTGGTTTTATAAGTTTTTCAAAAGAAGCAAACTCTTTTCCGTTAATGAACCTGACGGCCGCGAATTCGATTATTTCGCAATTGCTAGGGCTTAATCCTGTGGTTTCGATGTCAAATGCAATAAAGTCGTTGCATCGGGCTCTGCCTTTTATAGTGTTTATCCTTATCTGCTCAGTTTCCCCGATTATTTCATTATATTCATCGTCCATGTTTGAGCGCCGTGAGTAAACATGCTGTTGCTGAGACTCTTGCGGTTGGGTTTGCTCTTGGGACTTATCGGCTGTCTTAGCTTTGCCGATAAAATAAAACGCTAAAATAATTATTGCAATCCCGACAAAAAGATTTGCGCTTAGTATCGCAATGCAAATCAATACAGCTGCTACAGCTCCGAGAATCGATAAGATTTTTTTCACAACAATCACCTCATTAAATTATTTAATAGATTTTTAGCCTTGACGTTTATTGAAATTGTAATACTAAATTTAACGATGTGCAAGTTAATTTTTATATTACTTTATTTCGGCGACTTTATTTTGTGCGTTATTTGTGCGTTATTACATGAAAACAGCGACCTGCTAGCTTTACCTAGAAGTCGCTGTTTTGCTGGTGTTCCCGAGACGACTCGAACGTCCGGCCAACGGATTAGAAATCCGTTGAATTACGTAGCGTAACGGTATTTGTAAAAATATCAAATGCTCAATTACAGAGGCTTATTTAATCGCTTTATTTTTGCACTACGCAACGTGTTTAAATTTGTTTTAATAGCGTTATTGCCGCTACTAACGTTTTGTGCGTTATTTTGTGCGTTATTTGCCGCCGCTAACTCTTCGTTGAAAATGTCTTTCATTCTATCGTCCATCGCTTTATTATCATTGCTTTGAAGATGCTGATATATCTTTTTTAGCACAACGACATCGTGTCCAAGTCTTTGAGCGGCGTATTGATCGGGTATTCCATTTCTATACATAACTGTCGCTTGATAGTGCCTTAAATTGTGAAACGTAATCTCAGGAGTTCCGAGCTTGTCCATAAGATTGGCCCATCTGCCGCTATAGCTATCTGGCCGCATATTAAATATCGGAGCTGATGACTTTTTATAATCGATTGGTCTTTTTGATTTTAATAATTGAACCAAATATTCAGGCAAAACAACTCTTCGTATGCCTCTTTCGGATTTAGGTTTTTTATTTTTATATCCTTCTTCCGTAATACCTCTGCTTTTTACTATATAAATAATTGAATTATTAAAATCAACATCCGCCCATGTTAAGGCGAATATTTCGCCTTCTCGCATTCCGGCATGCGCCGCCAACAAAAACGGCAACTCGTCAAACGTGCCTTTGACACATCGGTGCAAAAGAGCGGCTTGCTCTTCTGTAGGGACACACGGTGTGTATTTTTCGACCTTGGGCGATTTAAGTTCTAACATCGGCGATTTTCTTTTTAGAGCTGTATAGAAAATATTAGATAAAACTCCAAAATATTTCCTGACCGAAGTAGACGAATGACTTGATAATTCTTTTGATAAATAATCTTTAACATGAAGATCGTTAATTTGAGATAATTTATATTTACCAAATACAGGCTTAAAATGCGTCTCGATATACATTTTATATGAAATAAAAGTAGAATCTTCTATTTCTGGTTTTTTCATTTCCAACCATTTATCGGCCCAAATATTAAACCTCATATTTGAAACATTGAGTAAGCTTTGGTTTTCCACGTCTATTTCTATATCACGAGCCGCAGCGATACAGTCTTTTTCTCTCTGTCGCGTTATATACTCCCTTATCATCTTTCCATTTAAATCTCTGCCTTTATATATGCAAGCTTGAAATGTTCCGTTTTTTAATTTTCTAATATATGCCATGGCTATGTATCCTCTATATATTTGATTTAAACGATTTAACTTTGCCAAGTATTTTAATATTTTTAAAATCTTTTTTGCCATAAACTTTATCGGGGTAAATAGGGTTTTCGGCTCTTAGAATGATACAATCATCAACTTTATATATTCTTTTGATAGTCGCTTCGTCATCAATCATACATAAAGCAATTTCGCCATTTTCGACATCGGGCTGGCTTCTAATATATACAGTGTCGCCATCGTGAATCCTAGCGTTAATCATGCTATCTCCCTTTACTTTAAGGCAAAAATCAACATCGTCTGACGAATCAACCGTTTCATAACTTTCAATGTTTTCTTCTGCTGAAATTGGCTTGCCTGCGGCCACTCTTCCTAATACCGGAATTTTTTTATATTTTAACTTACGATCTTCCGAGTATTTCGGGGCATCCATCCCCATCAACCATACAGGATTTACTTTAAAATAATGCGCCAACAACTTTATACCTGTTTGTCGAGCGTTGATTTCGGCCCTTTCGTATCTAGATATTGTGGCGCCGCTTAAACCAACTTCTTCACCTAATTGCCTTACGTTTAAATCGTTTTCATCCCTGCATTCTTTTAACCTTTTTGCAAATATTTGCAATAATTCGGGGTTTGCTACCATTATCGCTCAACTCCTTTTGTTTCATTATAATTAAACATGTATTAACACGCAACAATTATTTTAAAAAATTGCTTTATTTTGTTGCGCAATGTATTGACAATCTTAATATATGATTTATAATTTTAAATATGATACGTAGCGCAACAAAGAAAGGAGGCGAGATGATGAGGATTAAGCCGATCGGCACATATTTAACAGAAAAACAAATTGGCATGATTAAAGAAAGAATCTTCATGAGCAAAACAAACTTGCGGAAAATGGCTGATGAGATGATTATTAGCCCAACTACGCTCTGCAATAAAGTTAACGGCAGGAGCGAATTAACACAAACCGAAATATACAATTTGAGTATGATTTTAGATATACCAGTTGATGAAATTTCGGATTATTTTTTTGACGATATGTTACGCAGCGCAACAAAAAAGCAATAAAATGAATGAGCTGCAAAACAGAAAGGAGCAACACAATGGACAAGCTAGTATTTTTAGACCCGGATGATATTCAGGAAACGCCGTTCACAACTTCAAAAGTTATAGCTGATCACGGCAAGGTCAAGCATCACGCTTTACAACAAATGATTTTAAAGTATCAGGAAGACGTTGAAGAGTTCGGGAAGCTCGCATTTGAAATGCGACCTTTGGACAACGGACAGTCTGAAAAAGTCTATCACCTGAACGAAGAACAAGCGACTTTGCTCATAACCTACATGAAAAACACGGAGCCGGTTCGCAGATTCAAAAAGGCGCTGGTCAAACAATTCTATATCATGCAGAAAGAATTGACCTCACGCAAAGTCACAAGGCAGATCGGCAAGGAAGCGAGAGAAGCGCTCACAAACGCGATTCAAATGTTGCCGGACAGTCCGCACAAAGAAATGAAGTACAAGCATTACACCGATTTGGTTTACAAGATTGTTTTTGAGATGAACTCGAAACAATTGAGAGAATCATTCGGATTGGCAAAGGGCGATGACCTAAGAAACAGATTTTCGGCGACAGAGCTTGATCGCGTTTTAAAGCTCGAAAGACAGGTCAGCGTATTACTTGAACTCGGCTATGATTATCGGGCTATAAAAGAGGCATTAAACAAGGCCCCGATGTTGATGGCAGGATAGCAATAACAATCCAAACACGAAAGGAGGCGAAAGAGATGGAAGAAAGAATTGAAATTAGACTTATTGGCAAAACGAAAGGCGCTTTGATTATGGCATATAGCTCAAACATACATGACACAACTCCGGCGCAGGTCCGAACAGTTAAAGCAGAATACGGCAAGAGTGTAAACGAGAGCGAGATACTTATCAAAACGTGCGGAATGGCTATTGCTTGGGGTATTAACACCGTTTACGTTGATCCGTGGAATTGGGCCGAAGATTTGATTGATGATTTAAAGGAATTTGGGCTGAAAGTAAAAGAAAGGCCAACTGCTGTAACAGCTGACCCTTGAGCCTACTCCTTGCCGCTCTCGGTAAGTAAGTGAATTACAAGCTCTTCGCAATAATTCTTAATCTTACTGGCTACCGAATAAACCAATTTAGAAATGTCATCGTTAGTAAACTTTTCACCTTTATCGGCAAAATCTTCAAGAGACTTAACAACAGACTCCCTGTAAGATTCGCCAACATCATCACTAAATTTTGCGGCAATGAATTTTACATCTTTACTCAAATATTAATCACCTCCCTCTGGTACATTTTACCACTTCGGGGGATCGCAAGAAAGGAGGCGAAAGAAGATGAAATATAAGGACATAGATCAGTGGTCAAGAATTGCTCAATTCGCGGACAAGCTTGTGGCTGAAGTCGCCGAAGTTTCAAAAGACGCGACGGAAGGATTCGATGCTTTGAAAATGGCAAAGAAAAAATTCCGTAAAAAATATTTTAGCACAATAGATTACGTTCGAACATATGACGGATGGGTTTCAGGACTTGTATCAGCAATCACAGCACTTATCGTTTCGCTTATTTTACGGAAGATACGATGATAGCCACAAAGAAAGGACAAGCCAATGAAACTATTAGAAAACGGAATTATCCCGGTATACGAATCAAAGACTGGACAAGCGGTAAACGCAAGAGACCTCCACGAATTTCTGGAAGTCGGCAGAGACTTCACAACATGGATTAAAGACCGCATTGAAAAGTACGGATTTACCGAAAATGAGGACTTTGTAATATTCCCCGAATCGGGGGAAAATCCCGGGCGGCCAAAAATGAAGTACATTCTCTCGCTCGACACAGCCAAAGAAATCGCAATGGTCGAAAACAATGAGCGCGGATCAGAGGCCCGGAAGTATTTCATCTCAATCGAGAAAAAATTCAAGCAGCTCGTCAAGCCAAAGTGCATCGAAGATGTGCTAATCGAATCACTCCAAGAAATGAAAAACATCAGGCTCGCTTTGACCGAGACAAAACAGGAAGTGCAAGCCATCCGCGACACGATAATTGTTTGCCCGGAAGACTGGCGCAAATACTGCGTAGATGCATTACGGAAAATCGCCTTCATAACCGGTATGAGTTACGAAGAGGTCAACCGGATAAGTTACGAAGCTTTTGACCTGAAGGGTTACGATCTGAATGCCAGGCTAAAGAACCGCCGCGAAACAGCTGAGTCATTTAGCGTATCAAGAACCAAAATCAATCTAATGAACAAGCTAGACTGCATTGGTGAGGACAAGCGCCTCATTAATACTTATGTCAATGTGGTCAAAGAAATGTCAGTCAAATACAAAGCGGCGTGAAAGGAGAAAGTATCGTGAAAAAGAGCGACGAAAACAAAACCATAAAATTCCGACTTTTTATGTCTAATACGTTCCACCAATGCACATGCGCCAATGATTTAAAAATTTTAAGGGGAACAAAAATAATGGATTTCATTGACGTTGAATACGACAATGGCGACGAAGGCGTGCTATTCCTTTGCGAGGCCGCAGACGGCAAAGTCATCGAATTTACGTTCTTCGAAGATGGCTGTATTCATTTGTGCGAAAGGACTGATTTTCCATGAGCATCAAATGGCCTGACGCGATTATCATCATCGGAATATTCGCATTAATAACCGCAATTTACAGGAGGACAAAATGATAACAGTCGTAGTAGTAGAACCCGGTAAAGACCCGTACATCATGGAAATGCCAAACACACTCAAAGAGATGCAAAGCCTCGTTGGTGGATACATAGAGACTATCGCGCTTAAAGATGGATTCGTCATTGTATGTAACGCAGACGGCAAGCCGCTCAATCTACCGCCTAATCGCTGGAACGGCATCAACATGATATTCGGCACATTCTTTATATGTCGGCAAAAAGGCGGCAAATTCACATCGCTCAAATCCGGCATGATGGATTATTGGACGGCCAGATTTAAGTTGAACAGGAGGGTGAAGTGATGGAAGATTGGAGCGAGTTTGGGTTTAGAAAAGATTATAAGCAGGAAGAAAGAGTCGTTAAGCAAGAAAAAATTGAGTATTGCGGCAAGGGTTTTTACGTTTCAACAATAGACCTCGGACTTGACCATTCTTTCGGAGGCACAACGCCTTTATATTTCGAAACGATGATTTTCGCTACAGAAAACGGTCAAGTTAATTATCCCGATTTATATTGTGATAGATACGAAACTCGCGATGAAGCTGCTATCGGGCATGCGGCGGTTATTACCACTTTTAAAAACAAAGCTTTTATGTTTAAAAATGGTCAATTAACAGTTGTCGGAGATGGAGAAGGAGGCGTTTATGCTGACTAAACTGCAAGAATCACGGCTCGCTGCCATACATGACCTTCAAGGCTGGGCAACAGTGGCCCTGATCGTATTATCGATAGTATGCGTGACTTTACTTGTGTGGTTCATCGTATGGCTAAAAAATCACGAAGAATGTGCTAGATGTGGCGAACTCTGCAAGCCAAATCAATATTACCTAGAGAATCGCAAGGTCCATCCGATATGCGATAGGTGCTATGCGGAGGAAATGGAAAAGGAGGAGCGGAGATGAGCGAGGAAAAGAATTGCATGAATTGCAGGGATGGACACATCTTGCCAGATCAAGGACGATGCGCGAAATGCTTTAGAGCTGGTGATTTTGTAAATTGGAAAGCAAAGAAAAAGCCCTCACTATGGCAGCGGATGAAGATGAAGCGGAAAGGATTGGTAGAGAGATGAGCGATAAAACATTATTTGAACGCTGGCAACAGGCAAGGATGGCACTAAACCAAGCGGAGCATGATGTCGAAGAAGCGAAACCCGGATATGAGGACGGAGCTGCATACAGACTACTGGCGGCAAAGTCTGACTTGAACGCGATAAGCTGCGAAATGCGTAAAAAAGAGACTCCCAAAGGAGCCAAATAAAACAACAAAGTAATTATATCACAAATGGAGGACAAATGGACAATTACGAAATAGAAGCGCTCTTGTACTATATGAGACTAAAAAATCTCGGAATATCATGTGGGCTTGAATTAACCGGAAACAGGATAGATGACCCGATTGTGTGGATATATGACTTTGATATGTCATCGCACAGATTTTCAGCTCAGGACTCGGCACAAAGCCGAATAGAACTCGATAAAATTTTAATGGAGGCAGAATGATGGAGTATAACCCTGTAATAGCAGAAGAAGATGTATTTTCGATTACGGACGATAAAACCGCAGAATGGGCGATTAAGATTATTGCTCAACATAACGCGGAAAAGGCACGTCTAACGGAATTAGTAAACGATGAAAAGGCGAAGCTGGCGATAAAAGAAGAGTCGATTAAAAAGCACTATGAGAACGAAACAAACTATCTTAAAGCGAAGCTGGCTGAATACTTTAACGCTCTCAAACCCGAAGCCTTACACACTACCGATACTATGTTGAAGTACAAGCTATTGTCTGGAGAACTCGTTTATAAGTTGCCGAAGGAAGTAAAGGAATATGACGATGACATCGTGATTCCGTTCCTCGAAAAGAATGGCATGGCAGACTACATAAAGACCGTTGCAAGCGTTAAAAAAGCCGAGCTGAATAAGATTACCAAAATCGTAAATGGCGTGGTTATAGACGAGAATGGGACGGTCATAGAGGGCATTACAGTAGTCGAAAAGCCGGGCGAATTTGAGGTGAAAATATGAGCGACAATCTTAAGATTTACAATGCATATCGATCAGTTCCTGAAGAAGCTAAAAAGCCTATTTTGGGCGGCCATCTCAAAAATAAAACAGACATTAACCCTATGTGGCGTATTAAAGTTTTAACCGAGCTTTTTGGCCCGTGCGGAACAGGTTGGTGGTATGAAATCACGAATAAGGAACTATACCCCGGGCCCAATGGAGAAGTGGCAGCAGTAGTTGATATTGATCTATTTTATAGGCTCAATGGTGATGTAAGCAATGCGGTACAGGGCACAGGTGGAAACACATTCATTCAAGGTGGTCATATGGATGATGACTGCTTTAAAAAAGCTTTAACAGATGCAATATCAGTAGCCGCAAAAGCCCTCGGCATCGGTGCAGATGTTTATTGGGAAAAAGACTGTACAAAGTATGACGTTGATAAAAGTGTGAGTGAACCGCAGAATATCCCTGCAAAAAGTGTGAATGACCCGAGGCTTGAATTAATGTGCAAGGCACTCATCGACTCAGCCAGAGAAAAAGGCGTGGTAGTCGGCAAGAATTGGGATGCATTCATTCAGATTACAACAAAACTATATGAGCAAAAGAAAGTTACTTCGATTTATTCACACGATACAAACCAGAAGCTTGTCTGGACTGAGGCAGATATGAAGACTATTGCCGAAGTGTTAAACGGAGAGGAGCTGCCATTTTGAGGGCCTGTATGCTATGCGGCATGACCTCTAACCTAGAGCGGCATCATATCATCCCCGGCAGAGGTAAACGTAAGGCCTGTGAGACAGAGGAAAGCGTAATAGACCTGTGCTATGGGTGTCATGTACACGTTCATTCCTCAAAGGGCAACGAAGACCTGATGCGCCTTAAACGGTATCTGCAAAAGAAATATTTTGAGCAGGGATTGAGCGAAGAAGATGTCAGGGTAAAGATGGGAGATAGGCTATATCTCAACGAGGAAGGAGAAATACATGGACTCAGGAATGGACTTAATTCTGGCGATGAGGTCAGCGCGGCAAAGTCTGATTGATTGCGTATCGGCCATGAAAAACGAAGGGCGCAAGCTTGCCGAAGCAGAGAAAAATTATCGGGTAGCATTGTGCCAGAAGATTCTAACCGAGCGCGAAAAGGGATCAGATGTGTGTCGCGGAGACCCAGACGTCGCAGAATTGAAGTTTACGCGAGATTTAAGGGAGTCAGATTACAAAGTTGTGCAAGAGAAAATCAATCAAGTAAAACTTGAAATTCGGATATTAGACGGTGAAATCACCGCAGAGAGGAACGGACAATGAATAAAATTTTTCTACTTGGAAGATTGACAGCAGAGCCAACAACAAAATACACAAACAACAACACCGCAGTAACCTCTTTTACCATAGCAGTAAACAGAAGATACGCTAAAGAGGGCGAGGATAAAGCAGACTTCATCAACATCGTATCATGGTCGAAGCTGGCCGAGTTCGTGGGCAAATATTTCATCAAGGGGATGCGGGTTGTAGTCATCGGCAGGATGCAGAATCGCTCATGGGAGACAGATGGCAAGAAACACTACGCCACGGAGATCATCGCAGAGGAAGCATATTTTGCAGACTCGAAGAAAGCGGAAGCAGGCGGATTCTTCCCGGACGAATAGAGGAAGCGTGAGGTAGAGAAATGAAAATTCAAGCGAATTTAAATCAAATTCTTACCAAAAACACATGCGGTTTTAATGAAATTCACTTAAAATTTGCACTAAATTTCAACAGAAAGCAGGGATAAAAATGGCTTGGACTCCGGTATATCAACAACTCAGAGACCACCGAAAAATCAGAGAGCTTTATCGTCTTCTGAATGTATCAAGAGCCGAAGCCATAGGCACCCTTGTTTTGATCTGGACATGGGCGATAGACAACTGCACCCAAGACGGTGAGCTCTTGTCCGTAACGGTTGAAGATATCGCAAATGCAGCATATTGGGGCAAAAAGCCGAAGTTACTGTTTGAGGCTCTCATTCAATCTAAATGGATCGATGTAGTCGGAGATAAGATTTTTCTTCATGACTGGGAGGATTACAACCGGCCTTTCTATCAATATGTTGAAAGAAAAAACAAGGATAAGCTGAGGAAAAGGCAAGAGAAATCCGCAGGAAATTCCACGGAAATTCCGCAGGAAGCTCCCGAAGAATTCCGCGACTCACATCCACATTCATATTCATCTTCATATTCATCAAAAGATATAAAGACCTCTTCGTCGGACAAGCCGCCGAAAGTGCAGGTCCCTTATGATGAGATAATCGCGTTTTACAACAAGAACCGCAGAGACATGCCGGAGGCAAAGGGGTTAACTGAACTCCGCAAAGGCTTGATTAACGCAAGATATTCAAAGTATGGACTCAATAAGATTCAAGAGGCGATTCTGAAAGCCAAAGAGAGCGATTTTATAAATGGCGGCGGGCCTAAAGCGTGGAGAGCAGATTTCAACTGGATTATGAAGCCGGAGAATTTCATAAAAGTGCTCGAAGGTACATATGACAATAGGCTGCATAAGGCATCCCAATCGAAGGTCGCTCAATCCGGTAACTTCCAGCAGCGTGAATACTCAGACGATGATCTTGATGCCTTGATGGCAAACAAGGAGGCGGAGGCATGAAAGGAATAAAACACACAGGCAAGTTCTGTCATTGTGGTCGCGAGTTATCTTCATGGGATTTGAGATGCAGCAAAGCCACTGCCTACAAAACACCAGTATGCGAGGCTTGCATTGCAAAAGAGTATGACAAGACGATCGATGAGCTGCGGAGCATTTTCGAGGACTTTTTCGGGATGAGGCCCTGCCAAGGATTATGAGCAGTGACTGGAATAAAAAGAAAAACGATCTCACATGGATGTTATTTGACGCCGGATGCACTGAGCAAGATTGCCCGGATGGTGTGAAATGGGATTCTGTTCACTATGAATTCACTTATACAGTCCCATTCCTCAGCTATACAGCATGGGAATCACCTTGTGGTTTATTTTGCAGAGGCCATTTCAGCAGCGGGTACATGTCTTATATGGGCATTGATTGGCGAGAAGAAAACAACAACATGACCCGCAGATGCCCACATGATAAAGCTGGCTGCCAGCTCAACCATGAACACCTTAGAGGAAGGCATTGCGGTATTGTAGAGTGCGCTTTTAAGCTCTCGAATAAAGCCTATGATTATGAGCACAGCGTAGAAAAATTAAATGACGATGCGTCAAGAGAAGTACACCGGCTTAAAATTGAGTTTTACCAAAAGCACGGATGGAGTGAAGGTGATTATTGCAGCTGTGTTAAATGGGATGGCAATGCCTGGAACATCAAATACGATCCGATCACATGCTCGCATGAATGCCACAATGACGCTTGCTTGCTTACAAAACGAGATCTCAGTAAAAAAGGCAACGTGTACTATGATTTAAAATTCACAACTTATCGGCACGATCATTCATTATGGGATGGCGAAAAGATTGTGGCAATCACAAAAGGCAAAAAAATGTTTAACTCGCCTATACCGCTTGCTATATGCGATGAATTCGTAAAACGATGCAAGGATGAGATCCTGTGGAAAGAAAAAAGCAACCGTGGACTTATTTTGCATCAGAATCCAGGTGCCGAGATTGAGATTGAAAATGTAAGAGCTGAGCGGAGAGAAACAAGAGATTTGTTGCAGGATCTGCGCGATGTACAAGAAGGATTCAGTGTCGTGCACGCCAGCGATGTCTTGAAGCAGGCAAAAGAAGCTAAAAAGCAGCGAAGAACGTCGCGCCAAGAAAAAAGAATTGAAAAGTTGCTTAAACGGAGCCATTCCGGAGATGAAATTGCGCTCAACATACTGGCAAGAAAAGGCATAGATTACGAAAGCTATCCGGCGCAGGGAGCAAAACCAGTTAAGACCATCGAGCAAGTCACGTTATTCGATAAGGAGGCATTATGACTGATCACATGACCGCAGCAGAGTATAGCGCCATGAAACAGCCGAAAAGCAAATTTCACAACATCCCGGTAACTATTGACGATATACGATTCCCGAGCATCCTCGAAGCAAATTACTACTGCAACCTCAAGATACTGCTGCGCCAGGGAGAGATAAAAGCGTTCGAGCGGCAAGTGAGATTTGACATCGGCGCCGGGCGAAAATATGTCGCAGACTTCGTCGTAGAGCATAACGACGGCTCAATCGAAGTAGTTGAAGTAAAGGGGTATGAGACTGCCGTGTGGCGCTTGAAAAAGGCTTTATTCATCGAAAGATACCCGGATATAAAATTAACAGTCGTAAAAAGGAGATAAGCATTGAAAATTATCGTACATAAGGAATTTCCCGAAGAATTTAAAACGATTGAACTCTATTCTTACTCTGATGCTCATATTGGTCATCCACATTGTGACAGGCAGCTTATTTTAAAATGGCGTGATGAAGTCTCGGCTAAACCGAACAGGTATATTTGCGGAGTAGGAGATTATTGCGAGTGCATGACAGCCACATCAAAAGGCAACCCGATGGAGCAGACCAAGAATGTCAATGAGCAGATCGCTGATACCCAAGAAATTCTATACCCGGTAAGAGACAGGATTTTAGGCTGGGGAGACGGAAACCATGAAGACCAATCTTTCAGGGCATCGTCTATCAGGGTAAGCCAACAGATATTAACAGGCCTCTTCGGAGCTGGGCCCGATGGCGTAAAGAAAATCGACCAAATATATGCGCCTGATGCTTATCTGATGTTTTTGTCATTCGGCCAGAGAAATAATCAGCCATATCGAAAGATGCCATACGCGATTTATTGCCGGCACTTCATGTCGAGGGTATCAACAGCTCCGGCAGCACAAATGAGAATCATTGATGCAGACGCTTTCATTTTCGGGCATATCCACGAAGCACAGCTAAAGCCGACATCGTTCATCCGAGTGGACAAGCATAACAACAAAACCACTCAGGTTGAGAAAAAGGTTATAGTCGGCAATTCATTTATTGGCATGGGTGGATATGGCGAGAGAGCCGGGATGAGCGTACCATCATCGGCATTTTCAAAATTAATCCTGTACGGAGACAAATATCACATAACCGCGATAAGCGATGGGAGGGACATATGATAGATGATAGATTAGTAATTTTCGATAAAGATGGCGGCTACGAGTATAAAGGCTGTTATTACGATGATATGGAATCGCTTTTACAATGTGGCGTATTAGAAATGTGCGGATGCGGATGCCCAAGCGAAAATATCAAATTCGTTGCCGAAGGGTTGAAATTAGTGGGGATGGATTATCTCGACCGTCGTAAAAAAGAAGATGAGTATTTCGGAAATGAAATATCGGCACAATTCTTTTATTATACGGTCGACAAATTAGTGTTAGTAGAACACGGTGGATGCATCCCAGGGTGGCTAACTAAAAAAGGCAAGGAATTTATTAGACTTGCGGAGGGCTTATGACATTA